TACACGCTCCAATCACCTCCGAGAGATACTATGCATACCTTGAAGATAATAAAAACACTTACGCCCTTAAACACGCCCCATCAAATGTGTATCTTTACCAAGATGACGAACTCATAAAAGAGATACCTTTTAAATATAATTTTCCCTATTTGACGATCGATGAGCAGGCAGAAGGAAACATTATTAGAGCTGATGTAGCAGCAGCTAATAACCCCTCAATCGAACAAGCACGTTTATTGCTTATTGGTACTTACTACAAAACAAGAGAAAATGAAGACTTCTCAAACCTTAAAGAAATCCCCTTCGGCGTTCAACGATTGCTTGATCTCAACACCCGGAGTTATCTATGAGAGCCGGCATTCTAAGACATCTCATAACCATAGAGAGACCAATGATCACCACAAACGAATACGGCGAAAGCATCATCACATGGACAACCTTCTTTGAAACAAAGGCGGCTATACGCCCCCTTAAAGGAACAGAGCGCTTCTATAATCACGCGTTGCACTCAGAGGCAACCCATTCCCTAACTTTTCGATTTAAAGAGCAAATAACGCCGGTTATGCGCGTTAAATTCAAAGAACGCACATTCGAAATAACCGGCGTTCTTAACTTCAACGAAGCCAATAGAACAACCCTTCTTCTGACAAAAGAGGTATTCGAATCATGACGATGGAACAGTCCTTCAAGGCTATCAAAAAGAAGCTAAAAAAGCTGCCACTCAAAGCGAAAGAAAAACTCCTCACAGGAGCTATCCGAGCAGGGGCAAACACGGTACGAGACGAAGCCCGCCAAAAAGCACCAGTAGACACCGGACTCCTCAAACGATCCATACAAACTATTAAAGGGAATATCAAATACAACAGGCTTTATGAAGTCAAATTTTTTGTAGTTACCAAAAGCAAAATTAAGTTAAGAGGACTTCAAAAATCAGCTTTCTATGCCCATATGATCGAATACGGAACGATCAAAATGCCCGCACAACCATTCATGAGACCAGCTTTCGAAAATGCCGATAAGAAATCTATAGAAGCAGCCCACAAATACATCCACAAAAAAATGGAAAAGTTTACAAGGAGCCTCTAGATGATTATAGAATTAGTATCTCATATCATATCAACAGCCAGCGCCCTCGAAGGCAGATTTTACCCCCTTAAAATGCCACAAGACCCACAAATACCGGGCGCGGTTTACACAGTAGTTAATGAACGAGACAAACAGTGTTCAACAACCCACCAACCTTATGCATCAACTCTACGTTTTCAGATTGATATTTACGCTCAAACATACAGTGAGCTTAAACAAATAACAGACCAAGTCAAAAGTGCGCTCTACTCTTTTGAGGCTATCCCTTCGAACATTAACACCCAAGACCTCTACGAGCCAGAGTCCGAACTTTATAGACAAATCATAGATTTCAAAATCACAAAAAGGAATTAAATATGCCAACTTCAGTAGTAGGAACAACCGTCAAATTCGACGGTGAAACTTTAGACTGTATCATCAGCGATTTCTCTGTTGAAAAAACAAGAGAAGTAAAAGAAAGAACTTGCATTACAACAGGCAGCGTTAAGAAAAGTCTTGGTGCTCCCAAACTCAGCGACTTAACCTTCCAAGTAGTTAAAGAATCAGCAACAGCCCAAACAAAAATCAGAGAAGCCTTCGAGAATGGAACACTCTTGCCTTTCATACTAGAAGACAATGACAAACCAGCCGGCGGAACAAACGGTTCACGTCTTGAATTCAACTGCTATGTGATCAAAGATACAACTTCATACCCAGAAGATGACGACATTCTATATGAATTCACCGTGACCATCGACGGTGCTTACACCATCACCCCAGCGGCTTAATCCGCGGGGGTATGTCCTCCCCTGCAACAAAAGGACACATACAACATAAAAAAAAAGGACAAAAAAATGATCAACAAAAAAGACTTATTCAAAAAATTCAACCCAGAGACCAAAACGGTCAACGTAAAAGCATGGGGAGAAGCCCCTGTAGAGATAAGAAAGCTCACAATTAAAGAACAAGCAGATGTCAACTCTTTGCTCTATGGAAATTTATCCATCGAAGAAGCTCAGGAAGGCACTGCCCATATAGATATTACAGCCGTTCAAGAAGCGCAAATTCTTAGTGTTTCTTACGCGTTAGTCAACCCACAACTCAGCGTAGATGAGATTAAAAGCATGCCTTCTGATTTTTTAGAAGGTATCGGCGAGATCTCCGAAGCGCTCAATAGTTGGTCTAACCCAAAGTAGAAGGTCGGGAGTTCCTCTTTAAACTTGCCCTAGCCTTAGGGCGAACGGTAGAGGAATTATCCCAAAACATGACACACCAAGAACTCCTGGAGTGGCAGGCTTACTATAAAAAGGAACCCTTCCACACCGACCGCTCAGAGATGCAACTTGCAACCCTGAGTTTTCTTATTTCTGCCAGTAATGGCGGTAAATCCTCTCCATCAGATTTCTTAATATCTCATACCGAAAACCACAAAAAGAGAAGCCGACAAACACAAAAAGGATTCGTTGCTTCCCTTATTTCCAAATAAAAAAAGGAGTAGCAATGCCTCAAAGCGTAGGAAGCATCCAAATTGACTTCACTGGTAACATAAAAAAGCTCATGAGTGCAACCGACCGTGTAGATAAACGTCTAGATCAGCTGCAAAAATCGGCGTTTAAAGTAAAAAAAAATATAGCAAACTTCGCTAAAGCAGCTGTTGGTATCTATGCTGTAGGAAAAGCATTCCAATACGCAGAATCCATGGCTTCCTCCTTTGTTAACACAGCCGCTAAATTCGAGCGGTTTGAAACAGTACTGCAAACAATCGAAGGGTCATCCGAAGCAGCAAAAAGGTCGATGGATTGGATAGCAGACTTTGCTCAAAGCACACCCTACAATATTGATAAAGTTACAGAATCATTTGTAAAACTTAAAGCCTATGGGATCGACCCAACGGATGGCACACTCAAAACCCTCGGTGATACAGCCTCAGCAATGGGTAAACCCATCATCCAAGCGGTCGAAGCTATGGCAGACGCCCTAACAGGTGAAAATGAACGCTTAAAAGAATTTGGTATTAAAGCATCCAAACAGGGCGAAAAAATAGCCTACCGATGGACAGACTCTTCTGGCAAAGCGCGTCATATTATCATACAAAATAATAAAGAGATCATTCAGTCGACTCTTGAAGCAATTATGAATGAGAAATACTCCGGGGCGATGGCGGATCAGGCTAAAACTTGGTCCGGGGTCATAAGCAACATACAAGACCAATGGACAAACTTCCAAAGAACACTCATGGATGGTGGGTTATTCACCTATCTCAAAGCCATTGCTGTAGTAGTTGGTGAGCACCTAAAAAAAGCATTCGATGATACAGGCAAAAAAGCCGCAAGTTTCTCCATGTCAATCATTACAGGCATTGAGGGTCTTATTAAAAGTTTTGGTGTTGCTAGGGATGCGTTATCCCTCTTCAGCTCTTCTTTTGGTTTTCTAAAAGCTGCATTTTGGGAGATGGTCGGCTCTCTTGGTATGGGTATGAACGCCATTCAAAAAGGTTGGAATACCCTTAGCAATACCATGTCCACAATTTGGGTTGACCTTGCCAACGGCGTTAAAGAAATATTCCAAGGAATAATCAATTACATTGTTGACAAAGTGAATTATATATCCCGCATGGTCAATGGCGCCTCTTCCAAATTAGGTCTAGACCCGATTCTAGGCGAGCTAGAGCACGTCAGTTTCGACAAAACGAAAGCAGAAATCAATAGCTTAGTCGAGCCTATAAGTAATGTTGAAACTGCTTGGTTATATGCAAAAGAAGCCCAGAACTCATACAAACAAGAATGGGAAAATGTCCTTAAAGGTAAAGGACAATCAGAAGCAATAGATTTCATCAAAGAGATAAAGAACGAATATGCCGAGCTCAATAAAACCATTCAAAAAACAGCAAAAATAAAAGCTGATGTTATAGGCAAAGCAGGCGATTTTAAAGGGTTTGAAAAAGCAGCAAAAAAAGCCATAAAAAACATCAGCAAGAAGGCAAAAGAAGAAAACCACAAATATGCAGAAGATTTCGCTTCGGCTTTCGAAGGGATTCTCGGCGGAGACGTTTTTAGTGCATTCAAATCATTCTTTAACAACCTGTCAACGACTTTAGTTACCCCGTGGGTGGAGAATTTATCAAAAAACCTGTCAGACGGCTTAGAGTCGATGCTTTCATCCCTCGGTGGTTTCGGTTCGGCTTTAGTCGGTATTGGATTGGGGCTTCTTGGCAATATGCTGGGTAGTTTCATGAATCAAGAAGAAACACCCCCTGAACTACCAGAATTGGTTCACGTATCCGAAAGTATGAAAAACGCATTAGATGAGATAAGGGATGTTCAATATCCATTGCTCACTTATACTAAAGAAATGACCGGGCATTTAATAGCAATTGAGAGCGGTTTCACCCGCATGAAAAATGATCTTATTGTCAGCCAAACGGATTTCGGTGGAAATTTATATCAAGACTCATATAAAAAGGGATTCCTGTTCGGCGGGAAATCCACATCATTCTACGGGTCTACACTGGACTTTGATAAAATCAATTACTCAGATGCCCTTATGGGATATATCAGTGCTACTCTAGACACAATCACTAAAACAACGAGTAAAAAGTGGTGGGGAGGAAAAAAGACTTACTTTACCCACCACTTGTCAGAAGTAGGCGGTGAATTCCAAGAGACCATCAGCCGTATTTTTATCGACAGCATTGACCTCATACAAACTCTAGGTGATAGACTAGATATAGACCCACTATCACTCGATTCTATAGAAATCGATCTACCTAAATTTGACATCTCAAATAAAAGCAACGAAGAAGTCGCACAAATGGTGGAAGCGGCATTCAACGCACAAATGGATGTTGTAGCCGAGCAAATGTTCGGTTCTATGTTGGATGAATTCCAACACGCAGGCGAGGGTCTACTAGAGACTGCTTCACGTGTTGCAGCTACTTTCGACCAAGTATCATATTCCATGTCCCAGATAGGACAAGGGGTATCATGGCAAACGGCTAACTATTTAGTTGATGCAGCCGGCGGTCTCTCCGAATATTTTACAATTATGCATTCTTTCCAAGAGAATTATTACACCGAGGAAGAAAAGCTAGCCCGCCTACGCAACGATCTAAACATGCAATTTACCTCCCTCGGTATTAGTATGCCAACAACCAACAATGAGCTTCGAAACCTCATCGAAAGCTTTGAAATAACCGATAAAACCAGTGCCGAGACCTTTGCCTCTTTACTACGTTTATCCGACAGTTTTTATAAAGCGAACGAAGCAGCACAACAATTGGTAAATTCCAAGTTTGGCAGTGTCTTTTCAGACATAGTTGACGATATAGAAAGAGCCAGAAGTGAACTTGAAAGATCGGTGCGGGCGCAAATCGCAAACGTAAGAGCTGATTATGACAAACGCTCGGGAATCATAGGTAGTCTGAAAAACAACCAAAAGACGTTTTTACCGCAAACAAATGTTACCTCAGCTTCTATATATAATGACATAGCTAACTGGACACTTGAGAGCAACAACGATATCGAAGCCTCGATCAAAGCCTTTGCTCAACAACAGATCAACACTTACAAAGCAGCAGAGGAAGTCCGAGTTAAAGCAATCAATAAGGAGATTGAGCTCAGCAATAAGTTATATGACACCGTTGTTAGTGCTCAAAATGCCGTAGCATCCTATTTTATTGACACCTTAGCTACTGGAAAACACAGTTTTTATGATGCTATGCAAAATAAAGATTATGCATCGTTGGGTTCTTCTTTCTCACAATACGCTGAAAGGGTTATGGATCGAACGGGAGGCAGCCTCGAAGGACTGTTAGAACTTGCTTATGCAAACAGAGCAGTTCAAAACATTTCTAAACCCACTAGACGTGATCCAGTTGAGATAAATACAGCCTCCATCGATACCTATACCCAACAAATTAATAAACAAGCAGCCGATATGTATGCCGCGCTGATTAAAACCAACGAGGAGGCGCTTCCAAACGTCGACGAAACAATAGCAAAACTACTGAGCGATAACAGGTCGTATTTTGCGGACGGTTCGGAATTCGTTGCGTTTATGGAGCGGGGAGCCACCGATCTTGGATTCGAAGAGCAGCAGCAAAAAACACGCAGAAAACTAGACGCTCTCTTTGCTTCACAACGCTCCATCGAAAATGAACAAACACAAGAACTCAAACGCCTCAATGATAGGGTAGATCGTTTGTCTGCAACTAATATTGAACTACTTAAATACATGAAAAAAACAGCTTCCAATACTGAAAAGCCGGTAGCCGAAGAGAAAGCGAGTTAGAATGAAAATAGCCATACCTTCTAGAGAAACATTCGAAGGGGTAAACCCCATCACACAGAGGAGTTTTAAAAATGTTTATTTCGGCAGCGTGTTAGACCACAATCTGCCTATAAGCACCTCACCCGAGTGGGACGATGCAAAATCATACAATATTGGTGATGTTGTGAAAATAGACTCCCTCAAGGGCGAATATATCTCTCTTATAGACAATAACACCACTTACCCACCCATAAGCTCATCGTGGAACGACATCACAGTAAACGAATACCGCTTCCGTAATGCGAAACCCACCGCACAAACCGAAAGCACGGATAACATAGTAGTCGACTTTGATGTTACCACTAACGATATCGTCGTTGGAATGCACCTTGAAGAGATAGAACGCGTATTAATACAAGAAATAGACGAACAAGGCTCTATCATTAGAGATTTATACAACATCGAGATGGCTAACTGGGTGTTTTTTGATTGTTTTTCCTGCTGTAATTTACACGAGATCAAAACCAACTTCTCGGCAGATTTAGATGGTTGTGGTTTTGTAAAAAAAATACGCGTTTCTCTCCTTGGATCAAGCAATAAAAATAGAAAGGTTGGTGTTCTGGCGGTGGCTAAAAAGCACGATATCGGGTGCCTTGTAGACAATGCCGAAATTAGTAATCAGTCGACATCAAAATACGAAGTCGAAATGGGAGACCTTGCTTTTCAGGGCGGTTCTTCGTTGGCAGTGATGACAGGCACGCTTTCTTTAGATATAGACCGAAAAAAAATAGTATCCGATATTTTGGATGGGAATCAAAATAAGCTCAATTTTTATGTTATTGATGAACATTCGATAATCCTTGGTTCCCATTACGAGACTGTAATGCCTCTCAACTCCCCTCGCGATACTACTATTACTTATGAAATTAATATTAAAGGAGTCAAATAATGTCAGACTTACCTCAAATCCCTGAGTACGCCGGAACACTGCCGACCGATCCTTCTATACCATATAACGAAAAAGCCTTATTATGTGCCAATTATAACGATTGGATGTGCTCCTCAATGGTGCCGGGGGTGAATACCGTCGTTGATTACATCAACAATCAAATGGAGCTTAATAAGGGCGACTCGGGCGAGAGCCCAATGTATGTGGGAGAACACGATCAAACACAGACCTATGCTTTTTTGAACAGAGTTACGAAGAATAATTTTGTATATGAAGCAAAACAAGATGTCCCTGTTGATATCTCTATATTCAACACAGAATATTGGCTTGAAATTACCGGGCATAGTGTGAGCTACGAAGGCTTATGGGATTCTACGGTTGATTATAAAAAACTGTCTCGAGTGAAGAGCAACGGAAAATTATATGAAGCACTGCAAGATGTGCCATCAGGGACACCTCTGAACGATGAAGCGTACTGGCTCAAAGTCACAGGAGACGATGCCCATGAAATAGTGTACGTCGGTGTTCATAACGACGCAAACAGTTACCTTAAACTACAGCGTGTCACTCACCTCAACGCAACTTTTGAAGCAAAAAAAGATGTCCCGTCAGGTATCTCTATATTCAATACAGAGTATTGGCTTGAAATTACCGGTCTTGACGGGAGCCAAAACCAATATTATATTGAAGACACTTCCCCAACAACTGATGTCAACCCAGACGTGGTTGGAAAAATCTGGATCAACAAACAAACAGGCGAATTGTGGGTGTGTAATGACAACACACAAGATGCTAATGTTTGGGTCTGTTATGCAACCGGCGCCGTGGTAAAGCCGTCAAAAGCAAAAGTGTTTGATTTCTTCGGGCAAGGTACTGCTGTTGCATTCTACACGTTTGACGAAGAAAACACGACACAGATGCTCGACCTTGGTCTGCAATATCACGCTGATAGATATTCGACATTAAGCGAGGCACACTTCGTCTACGATAGTGATAGAAAAAGCGCCGTACTAAAAGCTTACAGCCGATCGAACGCGTCTAATTATTTCATAATGCCAAGCGATGTTATCACGGGGTCTGGAACACAGACTATCAGTTTCTTTTACAAGCGTATCAAAAAAGGCAACTATTCTGTACTGACTTTTGGCGATGGCGATGGGTCAATTACAGTGTATCAGCGCTACACGAATGACAAATTAAGATTCAAAAATTCAAACACTTCGAGCTATACCGATATAGACATCGACCTGACTAGATTTGTATGTGTATCTATAGCTATAGACGGAGATGCCGCAAACATCTTTGTGGACGGTGTTCTGAAGGGGGCTGTAACTCTCAATACACCCCTAAGCGGTGCAAATGAAGGTGGACGAGCATACTTTGTATATGACGATAATACGGACAACCAAGACCTATTCTTGCTGGATGATATTCGTATAGAAGATCGGGTCATCTCGCAAACAGAAGCGGCTGATCTTTCAGAGAACGGATAAAAGGAGCATAAATGATTATAAGAATTGTAGATGGCAGGGTTTTAACATCCAACATCCCTGTAGACGATGAAGACATTTTTCTAAACAAAAACACAGGTTTGGGTTACAGGAAAGTAAACGCCTTACCCCCTTCAGATTATGGGTTTTGGAAGCTTGATGAGAGCGGAGAAATTGTCGCAGATGAAGAGCGCAATGCTGAGCAGCTTAGAGGTAAAAGATACAAACGGTTAGAGCAAATCTTCACTCAGAAAGTACTCGGTTTAAAAAAGCTTGCAATAGACAAACCGTGGATGAACAATGCAGAGTCGATCAATGACCAATACAGGGTCTATGAAGAAATGTATAAAAATGCAAAAAATGGGTATTACGCCGCAGAACAAAACGCAGAGATTATAGCAATAAATGAAGCCACCAAAGAAAAATTAGCTGGAGTCACTCTGCTTTTAAATGAGATACGATCTTTTATTGAAAAACAAATAGAAGATAACAACCCACAGGCGGATATTTTTATGGACAAAGCTGAAAGAATCACTCTGTCTGGAGAAGATATAACCCCAGAAAAAATATCAGAGATTAAATCTATTTTTTGGAAGGAAAATTTATGAAAAAACTATTAGTAAAAACCCTTGAATGGATTCTAAAAAAATTGACCAACGGCGATCTTGTTAAGGTTACCAAACAATTAGTGAGTAATATTAACGACAAAAACATGACAGGCGCGGAGAAGCGCGCTTGGGTGGAGAAGGAGCTCAAAGCGCTGTTTGGGGAATTTTCAACCTTTATTTTAAATTTAGCCATAGAAATTTCGGTCGCTGTTGTTAAAGCACAGATCGGGAAGTTGGAGATCAAGAAATGAAAAAAAATGCTCTGAAGTCGAAAACAATATGGTTTAACCTCCTTAGTATCGCTTTGGTTGTCATAGGGACAAACGAGTTCAAAGATATCATAGGCGATCACGCTTCTATTTTGTTTATGCTTCAATCCGTCATAAATATTGCATTACGATTCGTAACCAAAGAGCCGGTCAAATTGACGAAAGAAGAGTCTGAAATTCTAGACATATATTAACACTCCACGCCTTATGCGTGGAGTGTCTTTCTGTGTTTAAATATAATACCCACTTGGGGAGACTTCTCTTTTGATATGTGAGATTTTAAATGTGCGGGCTTCATCAAAAGAGAGTCCTTCAAAACTGAGGTGTTGTTGGGTAATAGTGATCTCTTGGTGGCATCGCGCACAGGTGCTTAGGAGGTTGTCGTATTCATACATGAGATCGTCTGAGTCTTTAAAAGGGATGATGTGATCTACTTGTGTTGCTTCCTTTATTTTGCCTTTATGCAGGCAATACTCGCAGAGTGGCTGCTCCTGTAGTTTTAAAAGCCTTAATTTGCGCCACCGGGTATTATTATATGAAGATGATTTCATCTTGTGCTTCCTCCTCTTTTGTGTGTTTCAATAAACCATAGAAAATATTACATAAAGCGGCTGCCCCATCTATTTTTTCATAGTGACTGGATTTATCCGGCTTCATGTTCCCATAACTGTCATACTGTATCTTGAGATTAGACATATTCCAGTTTAAAACGGGGTTATTAATATGTCTTAGCTTTTGATTTCGCACGTAAGTTGCCATGAGTGCTAATGGTTCATTTAGAGTTAAGAAGCCTTGATTAACAGGGAAGGCACCTTTGAAACCGAGTTTATTTTCAAGAGCGTTTTTAATCGACTTAAACTTGAATGCATCGTAATAGATTTCAACATCTAGGTGTTGGTATTTTTCTATGGTTTCTTTCAAGTGCTCGTAAATAACATCGTAATCTATAGTCTTACCTTTGGTTGTTTTCAAGTATCCGTTTGTCACCCAATCTTGGAGGGGTGCTTTAAACTTCAAAGCAAGCTCCTCTATCCTGTCAGAAGGCAGATAGAATGACGAATCAATAACATAAAGATTATCCTCGTAATCTATAGCGGCTGTAATTATAGCAGTCAAGTCGTCGCTGACTGATAGGTCACATCCTATGAGTATAGTTTTAATATTCTCTGGGATTGGGTGATTAAGCTCACAATACTGCCAATCTTTTATGCTTATGAATTCCTCTGATGCACTTACAAATATATTGAGATGCTTGGTTAGATAATTGGCTCTAAGCTCCGGTCTGTTTTTTGCATCCTCAAGTTGCTTGAGAAGGAATTCTTCAGAGACAGACACATTCATATTTGGATTGCTTTTTTTAAGGGTTTCAATGAGATAACGGTCGTCGTTTGGGTTGGGTTCTGCTAAAAATGCAAAATAGTGCTCATCTTGGAGTTGCCCATCCAGTATTTTGCGGGCATACTCAAGTTCCGGAATAAGAGGACTGCTAAGAGAAAAACCAGCGGTTGAAATAATAATCGTTAGGGGTTCTTCTCGTGCTCCTTGACTTGACCGGCAGACATCCAAAAGGTCGGTTGATGGGTGAGCATGGTATTCATCGCAGCAGATGCAGGAAATGTTGAGACCATCAAGAGATTTTGAGTCCCTACCCAATGGATAAATCTTACCGTTATCAATCTTGGAATGGAGAGTATTCCCCACTTTGTGGTATTTATCTTTTAAGTCTTTGTGCGTTTGAACCATCTGGTAGACTTCATCCCAGACCAACTTGGCTTGATCTGCTTTAGTAGCAATCATTGCTATCTCTGAGCCAGCTTGTGGTCTTATAAGGCTGTCTACCAGAGAGAGACCTGCTGTGAGTAGGGATTTTCCCTGCTTCCGCGCCATATAAAAAAGAAGAGTGTTAAAACGCCGTACCCAAACACCCTTATTATTCTTGTATTCCCACCCCATAGCAATACCAACTGCTGCTTTTTGCCAATCCTCTAGCAGTAGAGGTGTGCCTGCTTTTTCTCCTTTGGAGTGCTTTAGAGTCTGGAGAATTTGTATGTATAGGTTGGCTAGTGTTTCATTAAAGCGGTAGCGGTCTTGAGGTAGGTTTTCCAGATCGTTTAGGTGTCTTTTGAAGGTTTTGGTATATTGAAAATCTGGGTTTTCTTTAATCAATTTTTTACATATTGCGCGCATTTTTGATCGCTTTGAAGATGGACTCCTCATCATCTTTTGATTTCTCTTGTTGGTTAAGTTTTTTTCTTTGGATTGCGGAGATGCCGAGGGTCTTAAGATTGGTTATGTAATTGACATAAAACTTTGCACTCAAGGCATGTAATTTAAGTCCAAGATTTTGGTCATTGAGCATGGTGGCTTCCGCTTCCTCGAGATATTTTTCGTACATCTGGTAAGCCATGGCTGTGTTTTCGATCAGAAGTGTGTTTTCAATGGGTCTATATTCCTCAATCTCTTTTAGATATTTGATGAGAGCTCTTTTTATTTTTTTGCCTGTCTCGTTTAGGGTCATTGTTTATCCTTTGATTAATTCAAAATGATTTGCATCTATGAATGTGTTGTCGTGGAGTGGTCTCTCTAGGACTGCCATAGGTTTTGTTCTCCACTTTAGACCGCACCTTATGGGTAAGCCTCGACTGGCTGCCAACCCTTGTATGAAGCCTGTGAAGTAATGCCACCGGCGCGTGTTCTCTTCTGATGTTTGGTACATATTGATGTCGTGTGGAAGGGGTAGGATGTCTACCGCTCGATGGGATTGGTGAGTTGATTTGTGGAGGTAGCCATCTTTGGTGGAAAGTCCTCGTTTGAATAGGTGGTTTTGCTCCTCTGCTGTGCGGTAGCCACTGACAATTTTTACGTCGATGTGGTTCGCCGCTTCGAAGAGCAGGTCAACCAGTTGTGGGTCTATCTGTAAAAGTTTTTTCAGCGAAGATTGTGAGTATTTGTAAACGGTGTGGTTATTTTTTGATATGAGTTCGGGAAGTGTATAGAAATGCATATTTTTTTGCCTCTTTTTAAATTTGTTAACGTTTCCGTTTAAGGTTAGAAGACAACTTGCAGCACTTCATAGCACCCCTCAAGCAATCGTTAAATTTCTGGGCAGGGTATAAAATTTGAGGTGTAATACGCTAAGAGTCAATTAGGGTATGCTTCAGAACAAAGGATTAACAATGGATAACTATACGCGGTCAATGGTCGACGAGTTTGGGTGGGAAGCCGTGGCTCTCATGCTCTTGGATAGAGAACCCAACAAAGATACATATGAACTGGTAAAGGAGGTCATCGAATATGGATGCCAACAAAATAATGAAAGACTTGCAGAAGGTAGAGGTGTCTCAGGAAGAGATCATGAAACTCTTGCTCAAGATGAGCAAACAACTAAATAATAGGAGGATGAACAAATGACGATATACGAAAAAAGATTTGCAGAAAGCGCGCGGAGGGTTAGTCAACTGCTTGGTGTCGAGACCAGAACTAAAAAGGGAGGGTACTCAAAGCACTATGACAGGATTCAACAGGTCTTGGGAGGATATCCTCTTTTTGACCACGTTGATGAAATCAAGACAAAGAGTGGAAAAACACTAGGAGTTGTAATTCAACCTTATGCTGATTTGACTGATAAGGACATCGCCGATTTGAAGGCTGCGGGTTACAGTGTCGCGAAGATGGGAGACCCTTGGCACGCTCCAAATGCTTTTTCTTATTTCATCGGGGTTTGATCCTCGGTGATAACAAATACACAGAAATGTTTAGAGAGTCAGCTATATTCTATACTGACGCATTCGGAAGAGTGCTAGCTGATCGGGAAGTCATGAGCCCTTTGTATCAGCTGGCTCTCTAAGCATTTATTTCCGAATGCTAATAGAATATAGCTGGCTTTCCTGTCAGCGAAAGGATAAAAAAATGATAGGAATACACTTTCCCAAAGATGACAAAGCCCGGTTGGATACTCAACCGCTGGGTATTGAATCGAAAAATCTTTTTAAAACAACAGATGAACTTATAAACTTTGTATATGGAACGGACTACAATACTTTCTTTGCTAGCGATGTAGACATCTCATCGCTAGAAGGTAAAATTAAAAAGTTCAAGCAGGGTTCAGATAAAGAAAAATACATCACGCAGGACGATGTGGCAGACGAATTTGCAAGCTGCATTATTTTGGATATAGATAGACATGAAATGGTGAACCCAACCATGGCAGACCCACATGAGGCATTAAGAGAGCTATCAAAAGAGTTTAAAAACATTCTGTATGTTCCCTCAAAAACAACATCAGAAGTGTTCAAAGGGAGATTGTTTATACCTCTTAATAAAAGAACCAACAAGCAGATTTTTCGTAAGTATTTTGAGTGCTGGCTAAAAGAAAAGTTTGGTACTGGGTATGTGATAAACCATCACATGAGAAATGCTGCTTATTTTGAGACAGGGGAAGATATAGAGGATACCAGTGTCTCTCATGAGTTTGTAGACCGGGTGAGCTTTAACCCTTCCCATAAAATGAACATTTATAACAGCACAAAAAATGGTATACAGTTTTGGAGAGAGGGTTCTCTATTATGGGAGCCACAAAACACTCAGGAGATTCCAGCGTTGGAGATTAATCCATTAGATATAAGCCGCAAGCTCCGGAAGTATGGTAAAGCGAACGAGATCAAAATGCCGGGGTTGTATTGGCATGAAAGCTCTTTTCCGATAACCGATAAGCTAAGCCCAGCAGAGAAAGAAGAGGTAATACAAAAAGCCCTCATTAGAGCAAAATCAGTCCTAAAAACTGATGGGCTCAGTCGGCGGGAGATCGTGGTGCAGTATCGTAAGGAGATGAGAGATGGTGAGATTATGGGTCACCAATGTTTACGTCGAAACGATGGGTTGGTCGATACTGTTGAAAATTTACTTCAAAAAGGGGTTGAAGGAAACTTTGCTTACGAACCAAACCACCGAAAGGAACGAGGGTATATACAAATCAAAAACGGTCGAGTGATTGACTACCAAGGAGGGCAGGTAACCCGTCTGGTTGTCAGAAGAGCAACCGAGTTTGAACAGAACGAGGAAACCATAGAGTATGATGGTCAGTATTTGCCTGAGGAATATGGGGAGAATCGTAATAAGATTGATTTCGTTGTCGCCCCAACTGGCTCAGGGAAGAGTTACAGCTTTCGAGATCAAGGCAAGACTATTTTTTTAGTGCCTACGAAAGCAATCGCCGCGAACTTGGAAGCGGGTGGTGGTTTTGTATATGTTGCCTCAACTCAAGATAGAAAAGCACCCATCAAAAGGCTAGTGGATATACCAAAAGAGCGTTTGGGAGAAACCATAGTCATGACCTATGATAAATTCGCGTGGTTGAATCTTACAGCTGATTTTAGCGACTTTACAATTGTGGTGGATGAGGCTCCTTTAATAATGTCCAAAAAGCATGACGAATACACTAAAAATAGGGATGAATTCCTTAAAATGGTCTTTAATGGTGTGTTTAAGTATGTTCGCTTCATCAGTGCTAATCCATACTTCTATGAGATGTTTTCGTGGTTTATCCATAACGGCTCGGTTGAGTGGTCAGAGGTGAGTGTGCGTAATTTTGTACCTACACGAGGTAAGGACATAACCTTTGAAGCAGTTGAGGGTTTTACCGAAGGGGAATTACAAGCACTCAAGAGCCAGCGGACTATTGTTTATTGCAACGATAAAAACAAAGGCAGACAGTGGGCTGAACGCATCGGTGGAGAGCTTATTGAGGCAGGTGGGAGTGTTAGTGTGGATGCCATAGATGAGAATCCAACCAAAAATTATGTGTTCACAGCGGTCATGCGCGAGGGTTATAGTTTTAAATCGGAAGTAGACAATATGATAATAGACAGCCGCACTCCTGTTGTATGCGGGGTTAATACTGTAATACAAGCGGCTTCTAGAGCGCGAAATAAAGCAAAAAAGTATTACCTCATATCAAGCCTTGACAGGAAACCTTACACCGAGGATATGGCGCGATATTGTGAAGTTAACACCTATGTAGAACTCGCTATGATATTCCACGAGGCTGATGGGTATATCAACGAAGAGATTCCTGTTGTAAAAAATCTGCCGTTGTATAGACACATCAAGCAGGCAATCGATACCAAAGGGAGAGACCTTGGTGTTGTATCGTTAGTCGGATGCTGCATTGAGGAGATAGAGAGGTTAGAGCAGCAAGATATAGATTTTATGCAGAAAAATCTCGAGAGGGCAGGTTACGGTTTGAAGGTGTGTCCGGTTGAGGGCGAGGTCGTGAAATTTAAGAGGTCGGACAAGAAAAGAGAAAAACTTACTCATGATGAAATCAAACTTAATAATGGAAAAAAAGCATATGATAGATGGAAGTTTAAAGAAGGTGGTGAATTCTCAGCCCAACAGATCACCCGCGCGGTGATGAGTCTGTATAAAAAGAAGCATCAAAAGAGACCGACATTAGTTGAAGCTGTCCTTTTTCTTAATAAGGTTGGGATAAAGACAGTTGTGAAAAAAGATGGTGAAATTCTTAAGGTATATAAAGGGAAAAAACTTCCACCTCATTGTGTTGTTGAAGTCGAGGATATTGAGGTATTTTTTGGTCAAGAGTCGGGCTTGATTCCCCCTCCGAAGCCGGATTGGGCAGCATGACGTAAATTGTAAATGCCTTTTTAAAAATTTTACAATTTACGTCCCCCGCCCGCAAACCCCTTATTTACGGGCTTTGCGCGTGTTTTTCTCTACTTTTTTTAGCACCTTGAGCTTGTCCCTATAAGAAAAATTAAAAAATGTAGAATTAATAAAACATAAATACATGAGTAGAACCAGTCTGCGTAATAAAAAGTGATCGTATCGCGCTGCGCTCCTTTATTAACCTTTTTTTGTTTATAATATTACAACCATTCGCAACAGAATGGCTCTGACCTGCTTATTCTTATTCTTATTATCATTTCACTAAACCAATATAAAAAGGAACACAATGATTAAAGCAGTGTTTATACCTGTACCCATTCAATGGGAAGGGAAACCAAAAAACTACGATCAAAAAGTCGATCGTATGATGACAAAAAAAGAGGTGTGTGAGGTGTTCGGCGTTAAACCCACAAACCCGGAAAGAAAGAAGATTTTCGAACGGTTGAATGAATACAACAACCCATATAGCAAGTTTGCAATCTTCAAAGCATCGGAGGTACAAAACCTCCTAACTATCGATCTCGAGATAGACCGGTCACAAAACTAGACCACCACTCCATCATGCGACGACGCTCTTCTAGCCAGAGAGCTTTATTATACGTTCCGCGAATAGAGTTTCTATCAACATGGGCTAACTGCATCTCAATGAGATCGGGGCTCCACAGACCTGACTCATTCAAGAAGGTGCTGGCTGTATGCCTGAGTCCGTGAGCCGTAATATCACACACACCAAGCCTTTGAAAGCCTAAATTTAGTGTATTCTCACTCAAAGGCTTATGATCACTATACGGCGATGGAAAAACATACTTAGAATTCGGGCGCGCTTTAAAAGCAGCCCTCAAGATCGACAACGTCTCAGAAGTCAACGGGACAATATGATCCCTTCTCATTTTCATCTTTTCAGCTGGAATCACCCACACCTTTTTT